CGCGCGTGAGTGCGGCCGCCGGAGTTGAGCCCGGAGCCGGCGGCGTCCTCGTTGAACGCGGCGCGGTTTTGTTCCGAGGTTGCGGCGGCGGCGTTTGCCTGCTGCCGGTAAACAGCCGGGATCTTGGCAAGCTCGGCGTTCGCGTCCGTCAGGTTTGCGTTGTAGGCGCTCTCCAGCGCGGTGGTGTCCGCCGTCTGCTTTGCGTCGTACATGCTTTTGATATAGTCCTCATAGGAGTTCGGATTTGTGGTCGACATTTTGTTCGCTCCCTCCGCAATTTTTCAGGATTTCACCGGGCATAGATGTGGATCGTCGACGTTGACGTATAATCTGTGCTGTACCCATACGCTTCGCGCAGGTTGATGCTGGCCTGGGTGACTTTGAAAAGGGCGTAAACGCCGGCAATATACGACCCGCTGCTTCCGGACCATGAGTTTTCCGCAACGCCCCACTCGGTGGCGGTAGTGGAGATCTCCGCTCTGGGGATCACGACGGAGCACTTCCGATTGTTTATGGAGTCATCCGTGTGGCACGGAATGTTAATGACGACCAGAAGCTCGTGATAACTGGCATAGTTGTTGTTCGTGATTGCGGTAGTCCCGGTCGCCGAGCCGATAGAGGTCCAAACGGCCGCAGCGGCGCCGAGGCTTGCCAGTGCGCCGGTTGCAGAGCTCGCCCCGGTCCCGCCGTCCGCAATGGCCACGTCGTTGCCGCCCGGGTAGTACTGCGCGTTATTCGTGACCTTATCGAGCAAGAGCTGGGCCTTTGTGACCTGATGCGGGTTGTCTATCCGGGTGGCGTGGCTGTCGAAATTTGTCGTGAGCGTGCCGACGTTTTTCGTGAGCGAGCCGACCTCTTCGACGAGCGTGTTGACAGGCGCCACGACGTCGTCGTTGATAAAAGTCTTGATGGTATTTCCGGCGAGGTCAAACTTGGCTTTCATGTCGGAAGCGGTCAGGCGATCCGTGATGTTGGGGGTATCGGAGAGCCTGGAGATGATGTTCAGATCGGTGCCCAAAGTGGAAAGGTTGTCCATTTTTTTCTCCTATTTTGCACGGCCGACGGTATTTACGGAAATGAGCGCGGACAGAACCGACGCGTTCGTCCCGGCGGCGTGGTTTTGAAAAAGTAATTTCATGTACATGAATTTCAGGTGCATTACGACTCTCGCCGAATGGGGCATGACCGCGTCCGCCCGGAAGGAGAGAGCGCCGAAGTCCCAGCGGGAGAAGTCGAGCCCGCCCGAACCGAAGTAGGAAATCAGCGCGGAGCCGGCGGTGCCGGTGTCCGTGGACGCCGCGACGGTCACCGAGCCGAACGAGGCAGGATTGCTCGTGATATACAGCTCGTTTACGCTCTTTTGCTGGTCCTCCGCGCCGAAGGCCATGGAACCGGATTCCCAGTAGGCGTCGATCACCTCGCCGCAGTCTGAGGTGTACTGGTCGGAGACTTCCCTAATATGTCCGTCCGGCGTTCCGATGAACAGCGTACCGCCGCGCCGTGCGAAACAGGTCGCCGGAAAGTCGCTGTAAATGTACCAGACGTCCGCCGCGTAGTTGTGGACCAGCGCCTCGGAGCCGCAAACGACGTAGTATTCCTGCGTCAGGTTGTCGTCCCAGCAGACGCAGGAGGCGAGGTCGAAGCCGGACAGAGTCTTCGCGGTGCGGTCGGATATGCGCGCGGCCTGCCGCTCGTCCATCGTCAGGTTCGACGCGTAGGCCGAACCGTTTCGCCACTCGTAAACCCCGCCCGCGCAGAGCGTCCGGGGCGAATTGAGAACGAGCTGGGCTTGTCCCGGCGCGGTGTTGCCGAGGGAGCGGTGGATGGGGTTCGTGAAAAACGTCGCCGTCACCGTCCCGTCCGAAAGCGTAGTGTAGTCGTAGCGAATGAGCCACGCGCTGTCCGTCTTGAACGCGGCGAGATTGCCGTAATGGCGGATGAGCGCCGTCAGAGGGGTGCCATCTTCGCCCACGTCCACGAAGTTCAGATCGGGGAAATAATCCGCCGCCGGCTTTCCGTCGTAGTCAAGCCCGGAGTACAGCGCCCGGTTCGACCCGTCGCCATACAAAAACACCCGGCTGTCCGTCGAGCCGTTATACAGCTCGGCGTATTTCATGGCCGTCACTTCCAGGCGGGGATCGGACACCTCGCTGGAGGTCCAGGTGACCTCGACCGAGTTGATGCCCTGCGGAGGGGCCGTGGCGAGCACAGCCCTGTGGCCCGCCGTGTCCGCGGTAAAGCTGAGCGGGGAAGGGGCGGTCATCGTCAGGTTCATCACGTTGTCGATGGACTTTACGTCGGTGTCCGGCAGCACGAACAGCTTGCTGGTCCCGTCCGGCGAAAAACGGCACCGGCGCTGTGGGGTGAGTTTATTGACCTGCTCCAGCGCCGTGCCGCCGCCGGACGGCGCGACGCCTACGGCGACGACCGGGACATACCCGGTTACGTCCGGGATGGCCGTCTTGCCGACGGTTGTGCGATCAAACGACCCGCCGACGCCCGTGCCGCCCGCGTCAAAAGCGGAGCCGCGACCTCGTCGCCGATCTGCTTGGCAAATACGATCCGCCCGCCGTCCCCCAGCGTCCACGATACCGTCCATCCCGGAAAACTGAGGTTATAATAGATTTTTTGCGCAAGTATTAGGTCGGTGTCGTCCGCGGCGACATCGAGGGTCTGGCTGGCGCCGTCCAGCGTGATCGTGACGGTCCCGGCTGCGGAAGCGCCCGAAGTGAGCGTCAGCGTGTCGCTCGGGGACCGCGGCGGAATGCCCGTCCCAGACTTTATACGCGCCGCCCGCGAGGATATACAGCTTTCCGCCGAAGCCGAACATGGATACGGGCCCGCCCGTGCCGCAGCTGCCGAGGCTCGTCCGCCGCCACGCGGCGCCGGCCGGCTCGAGGCTCCAAAGAACCCCGGACGCCGCCGCGACCAGGACCTCCGAGCCGCCGATGTTGCCGCTCCACAGCGCCTTGACGCAGTCCGCGGTACTTTGCGTCTCGTCGATTAAAACGGGGCAGAAATACCACAGATACGGGTCCGCGTCTGTCTCGTGATTGACGATGGAGAATTTCCAGACGCCGCCGTCCAGATCCTGTATGTAATAATTCAGATAGTCGTGCCACGTGTTATAGGTCAGCGTTCCGCTTGTTCCGGACAGGACGAGAAGCCCGCCGTCGCCGACGGATACGGACGAATATGCCGTGCACTCGAACGTGCTGGAATCCATCTCCTTGAGATACAGCACCTCGGGGTCGATGTGTATACCCAGCGACGGCGACAGAACCGCGATATCCCGCGTTCCCGGCCGGCGCACGAGGTTTCCCGCGTCCGTCACGCGCCAGTTGCGCATTTCCGCCGCCTCGCCCATCTTTAGTGACGTGTCGCCGTCCGGGGCTTCGTTCAGCCCCAAAAAGCGGCTGATGCGGTACGCGCTTCCGGATGTGCCTGAAATTCTTGCCATGGATCTCACCAGCTTCCAAATTCGTTGTACTCGCCGAGGCCGTATTGGTCGTCGGGCGTTTCCCACTCCATGGGCCGCGACCGGGCGGCCGTCGCTTTCAGCTCCTCGTACCGCTGCTGGTGAAAGCTCGCCGCCTGCGGGTTTTCCGTCACCTGCAGCTGCGCCGCCAAGCCGTAGGGCAGAACCGTCAGGCACAAGTAGTCGTCCAGTCCGATTTCCCCGGTCAGGTCCGCGATGGGCTCAAGAACGGGGCGTACTCCGCCGTCCAGAGCCGCGAACGTGTCGGACAGGGGGTAGAGTTCCGCCGAAAGCGTACTGAGGATCGACGGGGCCTGCGCCTCGTAGGCGCTGATGTCCGCCGTGTAGTCCGAGCTGGTGACTTCGCCCATGAGCGCCATCGCCGCGTCAAATATGTCTTGTCCCGTCATGAATTTCCCGCTCCTTCCATATTGCTCCCTCCAGAATCTGTATGTTGCGCTCGATCCGGGTTTCCGTCAGCCTCCGAGGTCGTCGATCTGCGCCCTCCACGCCTGCCGCTGGGCGAGCACGTCCGCGTAATCCGCCGGCGTGGAGACGCCCTCTATAATCTTGCAACAGACATAATCCGTGGCGGCGAGTTGCGCCTTGAGGACCGCGATCTGCTCCAGCTTTTCGGAGGCGGCGGTCTCCTGATCCAGTGCGGCGAGCTTTGCCTCGTCAAGCGTCAGAGCTGCGCCGTCCCATTGATACGCCTGCAGCCGGTTGCCGCCAAAGTCGTAATTCTTCGGATCAATGTCCGCTTCTTCGCCGGTCCCGGGCGTATCGGATATGCTCAGGACATGCCCGGTGTTATCAAGATTTAAGTAGTACATGCCGTTCTCCTCACACGCTCGTAGCGAGTATTTTATAAGGGATCATGTAGGAGTTGTCGCTTACGTTGCTGCCGCTGTAGCCTCTATAACAGGTCGCGAAGACGGCGGAAGTTCCGGAAAGGTGTACCGCTCTTCCGTATGTGTAAACGGTTCCCGCGCTGTTATACGCTGCTAGCAGATATCCGTAATAAACGCCGCTGTACAGATACATCAGATCGGTGGACAGGCTCTCGTGATCCGGAGACCATATATAGAGGATTTTGAATTTGTTGAAACTGGACACGTTTTGACTGAGCGTGACGGTCTGCGCCGCAAAGTCGCTTGTCGGGCTGCCGTTCGTCCACAGCGTTTGCCACTTGGCGGCAGCACCCAGATTCGCCCGTGCATCGGCCGTGGATGTACCAACTCCGTACATGGTTTTCCATGCGACCGCCGGCGTTGATGTGCCTGTCACAATACCGATGTACTGAATGCCATAACCAGAGGTTATAAATATCGTCCCGCTGATGCCGTTCGATCCACCGGAGTAATTTTGCCAAACGGCAAATCCTTGATACCAAACATTCGCTACCGCTTTTGGACCCCAACCTGCGGTATCCTCCATTCTAAAGAATGCCGACGGGTAAGTGGGGGCGGCAGTCTCAAACGCCGCCCAAAAGGCCGCAAACGTGGCATAATAACCGTCTACGTTGGGGACAAGATTGGATGTGTCGCCGCCGGATTCTAACGGCGAATAATTTGTGCCGCCGTCGGTTGACAGGGAAAAGCCGTCAGACGCCCTCACTCTGAAGCGATTATTGCCGGCGACCATCTGCGCGTCCACCTCGGAGCCGTCCGAAGCAGATGACACAAAAACGTCAGATTGTAAGCTCCCCCCGACGGCAGACATACGCGCACCACCACTTGTTACGATGATGTAGTGATTTCCGTCTGCGGAACGTAATAGGCTCTTGATTTTCGTCCAGAGACACGCAAGGCCGGTATTGTCAAGTATTTTCATGTTCTCACCTTACCCAGCGATCAAGTACAAATCCCATTGATTTCCTCGTTCGTCAGGGGGACCATATCCGAAACCAGCATATAGCTGGACATATCCACGAGCCCGGCCAATATATCGAACATATAACTTGACCCCGAAGAGAACGTAAGGGCCGTTCCATCCGAACCTAATTCCAGTTCAACTGCGTTGGTCACGCCGCCGTGGGTCACAAGAAGCGTCATGTTGGCCGGGTTAACATCAATTTTGTCTCCCGACACCAAAGCGCTTGTAAGTTGGAAAGCATAGTAGGAAGCAGGGTCGCCTATTTCAGCGCTTAGATGATAATACGCCGCCGCGAGTCCGCCCGCCGGAACGGTGTAGATCAAATGCCCGCTATCCAGTACGACAACGGCGTTTGAACCCTTGGGATATATTGCTCCGGCGCCATCACAGAAGAAATCATTCGTCGTAAGGCCATCGGTGATGTTATACACTTTTCCCAGATCGGCGGCCGAGGGCGTCATAGCGAGAAGTTCCGCTGACGTCTTACACCCAGCCAACGTATATACGGTGGTAATCTTGTTCTGCAAATCACTGATCGCTGTACCTGCGGTTTGGAGCGCCGAAGAGAGTGTACTGCATCCGCTGAACGCGCCAGATTTATCTGCACCGGCTTGGAGCGTAACGTCAGCGCAGTAAAGGGTGACATCACTCGATAACGCTTTTCCGTTCACCGTGCGCGAAGTAGGCACTCTGGTCGTGTCCGTCGGATGGGAGTGATCGGCACGGGCATACTTGCCGTTATCCGTACCGACAGCGCCAGAAGTGCTGTCTACAGGCGGAGTTGAAGCGCCTGCCATTGCGTGGCCGTAAAGCGAAGCGGTAGCGACACCGTAAGTCGTGCCGGAAACTGCATGCGATACAGGCGCCCGGGAGGTATCGGTTGGGTGGGCATGGTCAGCACGGGCGAACTTACCATTGTCTGTGCCAACAGTACCGGAACCGCTATCCACCAGCGGCGTCGAAGTGCTCGCCATGGCATGACCGTAAAGTGTTTGAGACGCAACACCATAGGTCGTGTCAGCGGAAGCGTGTGATACGGGTGCGCGGGAACTATCAACAGGATGGACGTGGTCCCCATGCGCCCACCCAGGGTCGTTGCCAATTTTCACCAAACCGTTCATACTCGGTGTTGCAGTGGATGCCGGCGGGAGAACCCCCGTCACATAACTTTTGATGATTCCCCATAAATGAATAAGTCCATCGTAATCTAGAAACGACGCCATAGTGTTTCTCCTTTCATGGGACCGAATTTGCCGATCTTATCGCATTTTCAATATCGGTGTTGGTCATTGGATCGGCGCCCGTGACCACGTCCGTTCCCGCGCCGATATTTTCCCGGGCCTGCGCCTTCTGACTGTCCGTCAGCTCCTGCGCGGAGATATGCACGGCGTCCGCCGCGGTTTTTTTGATCTGGTCGTTCAGGTAGCTCGTCCAGTCCATATGGCCTCCTTGTTTTTAAGCGCCGTGTATCAAAGCGGGGGGCGGGAAGCCCCGCCCCCAGAATGCAATCAGACGACGGTGAACGAAGCGATGGGGCTGTTGATGGAGCCGTCTTTGTAAGCGTAGGCGCGGATTTTGCTGCCGGTGGGAGCGGTGAAGGTCCCGCCGTAGACGTGAACCGTTTCGGTGTCGTCGGTGGATTTGACCTTGGGGTTTGAGCCGTCGACGGTGTACTTCACGGTCGCGCCGTCGGGCCCGGCGATGGTGACGGTGGTGACGTCGGCCGAGATGGTGGGCGCGGCCAGATAGTTTTTCTCGGCGTACACGAAGATGCCGTCGGCCTTCTGGCTCAGCACGAACGCGTCGTAGCGCACCAGACCCTCCATGAGGGTGCCGGCGATGCCGGGGGCGTTGTCGTTCGCGCGCAGCAGGCGCAGCTTCACGGGGTCGGCGGTGGCCCTCTTGTACTTGATCATGAACTCGACGCCGGCGGGCATGCGGCTCGTAGGCACGGTGACGACGGGGGAGCAGTTGATCTCGGCGATCTTGCCCTTGACGACGGCCTTGTCGGTCCAGTTCTGGTTGTTCGCCATCTCGCTTGCAAGCTTGCAGGCGACGGCCACGTCCGCGCGCACGAAGGTGACGCGGTTTTCGGTGGGCACGTCCGCGTCGTCGAGAGCGGCGTGAGCCTTGAGGATGGCCTCCATGATGGTGTCCTTATCCAGCGCGGTGGCGTTCAGAACGCCGAGGCCCGCGCCGTTTGCCCACACGTTCAGGCGGTAGGCGTCGATGGCGGGCACGTACCGCTCGTCCCACATCTGCTTGAGGTAGGCGGCGGACTTTTTCTTGAAGTTCTGGTCCTGCACGTATGTAGCGTCGAAGGTCTTGGTGAAGGCCTTTTTCTGCGACAGAGTGTAGGTGCTCAGCTCGTCGTCCACTTCGGACGGATCGCCGAAGCGGTTGGAAATCTTACTGAGGTCGTAGTTGATCAGCTCTGGGGTGTCCAGCGTCCACACCTTGATGGCGTTGACGCCCTCCCAGTCGTAGTCGGTGCCGACGAAGGCGTCGGTCACGGAGCCTTTCACAAAGCGCTCGTCGAGTTTGCTTGCGTATTTTTCTGCCAGATTCACAGTAGCCATAATTCAGTTCCTTTCGTAATCTTCCCCCGCGGGTGCGGGGGGTCATGTGCCGTCGTCCCAGAAGGCCGACCAGTCGTCCTCTGTGGGGGCAGACCCTGCCGTGCGGCGGCTGCCCGCGGTGCGGGCCGTATTTTTTTCGTTCTGCGCCCGGGCGGAGGCCGATTCCTTCAGAGCCCGGTTCTCGGTGCGGAGCTTTCCCGCCTCGTAGATGTCGTAGGAGTCGGACAGGTTCATGCCGCCGGCGACGCGCAGCCAGACCTCCCGGGGGATGTCGAACGGCTTCACGTCCCCGCGCGTGCGCGCGAAGTCCTGAAACCCCGCGCGGCGCTTCTGGTCTGCCCGAACGTCGGCGGGATCTTGAGCGCCGCCCGCCTGGGCCAGGAGCTCGGAAAGCTGCCGCTCGTAGCGGACCTTGTCCAGCGCCCGGTCGGCGCTGATGCCGTTGCGGCCCGACATCACCTGCGCGCGGGCGTTGTCGATGAGGTCTTCCACGCTCGCGCCGGCTTCCGAAGCCATCTGGCGCAGAAACTCCTCGTGAGCCTCGGACTCGGCGACCATGCCGCGGGCGTCGTCCCGCTCTTCGCGGACGTGGTCGTAATCGAGGCCCTTTTGCCCGAGGGTGATCAGTTCGTCCCGGTTCACCGTGCGCGTCTGTCCGAGGTGCTTGAGTGGAAAGAGCTGGTCTTGCTCCTCATCGTCCTCGTCATCGACCCCATCGGCCTGGGCGTCGGCGCCGGGCGTTTCGTCGTCCCACGCCTCGTCCCAGCCGGAGGAATCCTGTTCGGCTTCGGATTCCGCCGGGGATTCCTCCTCCGCCGTGAAGGGTGTGTTTTCGTCCATTCGTGCCTTTCTGCCGTTGGTGTCCGGCTTTTGTCTCAGGTTTGATCTGCTCGGCCGGGCGAAGCCCGTCCGGCATCATCCTCGGCCCTTCGGGCCTGCGGATGGCGCGCCCGTCCGGGCGCGGCTCGCGCCAAGCGCTTCGCCCGATGGCCGCAGCAGGTTCTGCCGTTGGTGTCCGGCTTTTTTCATTGGATTCGCCGTTGGTGTCCGGCGGTTCGTATCGTGCGGGGAATTATTTGCCGGTGTTCAGGTTCATGATCGCCGCAAGGCCCGTCGCCACGGCGAGAACTACCAGGGCTTCCCAGCCGCCCTTGGGGACCACGCCTCCGCTCTCCAGAAGCTTCGCGGCGAGAACTCCCACTGCCGCCTGCGCAAACGTACGAAGCGCCCGGTAGAGCGCCTCATGCTTTTTCAGCCATTCCATCGCTGCACCTCCTAAATGCCCAGAAGTTTGGCCCACGTTTTGGGCCCCACCACGCCGTCGGCCGTAAGGCCGTTCGAGCGCTGATATGTTTTGACGGCGCAGTCTGTGTTTGTCCCGAAAACACCGTCCGCGGCGAGCGACTTGCCGTCCGCGCCTTGGATCGCCAGGGAATCCATCAGGCGCTGCACGGCTTTGACCTGCCCGCCGGTGCAGCCGGTCTTCAGTTCGTTTACGGTCAGGGCGATCGCCGCGCCTGCCGCCGGCGCCGTGGACGCCGGGGCCGTATGGAACGCGGAGCCGCCGGCCGACGATAACACCCAGCTCACGAAAACCGCGCACCACGGGTACGCGCTGCCGGTTACGGCCTTACCGTAATACCAGGTGTTGTATTTAACATTGTTGGAGTTCGCGGGGCTCTCCTTGGTGCCGGCCTCCGAAAGAGCCTTCGCGACAGCCATTTGCGCTGTGAATACAGCAGTATATGCGGGCCGTCCGTAGCCGGTGATAGACGCTTTTGCGCGCGTGCGCTCCATCACTTCGCCGCCGTTCGAGTCGTTTCCGACGGCGGTGTTTCCCTCGACGGCGACGATGCCGTCCGAAAGGACCTTTTCCACGATGCCGGTGTGGTCGCGCTTCGTGTGGCTGCCCGCCCAGTCGTAAAATACGACGTCGCCGACCTGCGGCGTCTCGGTGTAGGCGTGGTAGCGCCCCTGCGCTTTGAACCAGTCCGCGAGAATCCCGCAGCTCGCGGTTTTTGTGCACAATGCCATCGTTATCCCTCCTTATTGATCCGCTCGGCCGGGCAAAGCCCGTCCGGCGTCATCCTCGGCCCCAATGGGCGAGTTCAGTTTTCCTTGCTTTCCAGCCGGTCGAGGCGCTTGTGCGCCTGTTTGGCGGAGGCCTCGACCGCCGCCAGGCGCGACACGACTTCCAGATGCTGCTGCTCCATTTTCGAGGCGAGGGTGTCCTGCTTATTTTCGATCCGGTCCGTGGTGGAGCGGAGGTGCCCCAACTCCACCAGGACCGTTGCGCCATTTTTAGCCTCGGTCTGATCGTCCGTCTTTTTATTCCGGCTGAACGCCAGATAGCCGAACACGATCGCCGCAATCCCGGCCGCGATGCTAACTGCCGTTTGCCATGTTATCATGCGGCCGTACCTCCGCTTCCTTCGTTCTTGACTGCGTTTACCGCATCCTGTACGGCTTGCGTGGTGTCGCCGAGTTTCTGACCCATGGTCGCGATTCCTGCCGCGTCAAGCTTTCCCTCCGTGATGATGTACACCATACAGGCCGCAACGGATGCCACAGCGCCCGCCACCGTCTGGATGGTCCCGGCATCAACGCCCAACGCGATCGCGGCACCGACAGCGATACCGGCGATCGCGCACCAGAGTTTTGTGGATTTGAGCTTCTGCCAAAAAGTACGTGTTTTCATATGTATCACCTCCTCCTTATGCCCCGAGCAGCTTCGCCCAGGTTTTGGCGCCGACCACTCCATCCGTGGTCAGGCCGTTCGCTTTCTGATACGCCTTGACCGCTGAATCGATCAGCGGCCCGAAATCACCGTCAACGGACGACTTGTAATAGCCCATAGCATACAGCATCCGCTGCACGGCCTTTACCTGAGCACCGTTGCTACCCTTCTGCAGCTGATTGAGTGTCACAGTCACTTTTACCGCCTCCTGTGTAGTCGTTTGTGTTGGGGCCGCCTGCGCCGTCAGAATGCCGACAAGAAGCACCCAGGCAACAAACACACAGCACCACGGATAAGCTGTTGGCCCGGACACGGCATGTCCGTAATACCAAGTGTTGTATTTGACATTGTTGGAATTCGCGGGGCTTTCCTTGATGCCGAGCTGCGACCGGGCCGCTGCGAGTGCTTTGGCAGCGGTCAGAAGGGTAGTGTATTGTGGCTCGAAATAACCCGTGATGTATGTAACACTTCTGTTGCGCTCCATCACCTCGCCGCCGTTTGAGTCATTGCCCACTGAGGTATTGCCTTCGATGGCAATAATGCCGCCGTTGATGATTTTTTCCACAATTCCGGTGTGGTCCCGTTTCTTGTGGCCGCCGGACCAATCGTAAAACACAATCCAGGCCGGCTTTGGAGTTTCGGTATACGGATGCCAGCGTCCCTGCTGCTTGGCCCAGTCCGCCAGAATACCGCAGCCCGCGGTTTTTGGACAAAGTTCCATATCTCGCCTTTCTAAAATTGTATAAAAATTTTGAGGCCCCGTTGTGGGGTCTCAAACGATGCTTTAATAACTCGGTGCGCTCGCCTGTGTGCCTGTGTAGATACGACTGCCGTTATTAGTATTATGCAGCGTTCCGTAAGTGCAAGAATTTGTACTATATTTCAGAACGGAACCGTTCCAAGCGCAGAATAGATGCCCCACGCAGCTACCGGATACCGTTGTCGCATATATATCCCCATCTACGTTTGCCACAAGGCCATAATCTGTAGTGACTGAAAGTGAAAGTGTTGCATTGAAAACGGTGGAGGAGCTCATTGATGTCGTGCCGCCGTATTTCCCGGACAGTGTTATGCCACCCAAGAATGTGGCGTAGGAGGAATTTGATACTGTCAAGCAATAACCAGTAGCATTTGAAAAGGTGAACGCACTCGTCCCGGGAGTTGTCAACCGCGCACCGACTTCAACCGTTGAGCCGCCTATAGTTACATGGGGAGTACTTGAAACCGTATCAAGAGTGATAGTTTTCCCGTGCAGTTTAAATCCCGCATATGTTCCGTCGGAAACCTTAATCGTGTAGGTGTACGCGCCGGTAATAACCGGGCACTGGTCAATTGCGTGCTGTATTGTGGCCCATGGTGCCCCACTTGTCCCATCACCTGTCGCATCACTTCCACTTGTGCTAACATAGACAATCTTGTCCGCTGTCAGCGCCAAATTTAATATGTTAAGGGTCCTTACCCCATCGGAAGCAATAATCCCATCGGCGCTTACGTTTATTTCTTTTACGCTTTCAACATCGCTATAGTATAAACGCGCCTTGGCACTCTCGGCCAAAACACCGGTTTCTCCGGTGGGGTGGTTAATAGATAACGAAGCGGCTAACTCAGAAACATTTAAATGCGCATTATCATACTCATCGCGTAATCCTATTCCTCCATAGGTATTTCCGTTAATATCGATCCAGCTGTTATACCCCATCTTGCCGTAAACAACTGTGCCGTCTGCATTTGTTATTTCAAAATCGGCTCCATCATCTGCCCCTGTAGACCGCGCCGCAATCGTGTCCGCAATAATGAGCGGCGAGTAAATCTCCTTTCCGTTGATAAACGTCCCGCCGGAGGCCGTGCCATTCCGAATGGCATTTGCCAGGGAATTTGCCGTATTCGCTGTGGTGTCGTCCGTGTACTTCGACGCTTTTACCCAGTCGGTAGCAACATAGCTTTGTGCTGAAGTTTTAGCAGTTGAACATCTTAGAACGTCCCCGCCCGATCCCTGCGCCCACAGGTCGCCGATATCGTACGGCGGGGTGGGCGTGTTCACGAACACACGCCGCTTGGAGTCGGCAGTGTCCTGCGCGGTCGAGGCGTCAGCGAGTGCCTTGGTCACGTCCACGTCGGAGATGCGCGACCAACTGTAGGTCTGCGACGCGACCTGCCAGCGGTAGCAATAGCCCGTGGTCGTATCGTAGTAGAGGTCTCCGAGGTGCGTGTTCTTGAGGTCGGTGGTCGTCCACTCGGAAGCGGGTTCGTTGGAGTCGGTCGGCTCGATCGCATAGAACCACGTCGTTATTGAGCCATCTATCTGGGACTGTATGTCAGCGAGCGCTGCCGCGTTGCTTGTGACGTAGTTCGCCAAATCGGTGGCATTCGCTGTGGCGCTCGTCATGGCGTCGCTTGCAGTTGACTGCGCGTTGGATGCTGCGGAAGCCGCATTGTCCAATCCGGTTTTACTTGCAACGGCAACATCGGCCCCATTGATATTCAGGTCGGTGGAATTTCCGTCCGTCGTAGCGACTATGTCAAGGGCGCCCAAAAAAACATAGGTGCCTTTTACCGGATCGAAATATAGCTTGTTGGCCAGCGCACCATTGACCAGGGCTTGCATGGCGATAGTATCGCCGCTGAGAATTGCCTTTGCCGAAACGGTACCGTCTTCGTTTTTTTCGATCACGATGCCGTCTTTTCGGGAGATCGTGACGCCGTTATAAGTCGCGCCCTGTTTAACAGCTCTGTTGGCTTGGCGCTCGACGGACGTCAGATATGGGTATTCATGATCGACTTCCTGATCTGCCGGGCAGGAAATATCCGACACGTAGCTTTTACTGAGCGTGAGGTTCATCGTCGCAACAATGGACGAAACATCATTCACGGATACCGTGTCCCCGAGCTCGATCAATGGATTCAGACGCGCCTTCGTGGCTTCAAACGGGACGTACTCGACGTTGTGGAGCGTACCGTTTGTCGTGTTGCAAAGGGCGTCTGCAATTGCCTGCGTTGCATACGGGCAATCAGCCTCGATCGCATAGCCAGTATCATCCCCGGCACTGTAGGCATTGGCTGCGTCATCGTAAAGTGTTACCCTTGATATCGTCTGCGTATTTCCCAGACTAGAGAACGACGTGACCTCTTTCCCGAGGACCTGCGACGCCGTTCCTGGTGACTGCAAAACCACAAGACGCAGCTGCCCGGCCGGCGTAATAATCCAGTTGCCGCCGTGAGCAACGGCGATATACCCCAACACCTCGCGCATTGTAAGGTCGTTGGGGTACGACACGACGTAATCGGAGCCAGTCAAAATGATTGTCCTGCTGTCGAGCGTTACGCCTATGCGGGTGCAAATCTCGTTTACAGCGGCAGCCATCGTAATAGGCCACGTCCCCGCTTCAAGCGTATCATTGATAAACGGCTGCTCCGTTTTCAGCATGGCATCGTAGCACGTCAGAGGCGTCCACACCCGCCCCTTTTGGCGCTCGTCCACCCAGAACGTACCGACAGGCACATAATCCGTGTAGCTGCCGTCGAGCGTAAGCCGCGCGGAGAGCTCTATTTTCGCCATCCTCGGGAGATTGATCGACGCGAGGATGGTCATAGTGAGCTTCTGGGATATGGCGTTTCCAATCCATTTGTCTGCCGTCAGGAGAGCTGGGACGAGGCTGATAGACTTTACACTCTCCATCCCGTATGTAGCTTGTCCGCTGCCTCCGGGGCTGCTTATCGAAATTTTGATATCGTTTTTATGGCTGAGGTCGGCAAAATACTCCGCCCAGTTTTGCGGCGCTGTCTGCATCAAGCGCTCCTTTCTACGGCTTCACTTGCGGGTCCATGGCGATAAAGTTTATTTCTATTTCATCCCAATGGTTTACGCCATCCGCGACTGTCCTGAGCTTCCTGGTGCCGGACGTATAATAGGCGTTGTAAGATATGGACGATTGCCCGTCAGCGGCTTCCAGCGTGACATGGTCATCAACAGAATGCGCTACGAGATAATCCCATAGCGCATCAAAGCCTGTATTGCTTTTTCCGTTAAAGAACGTGATCTTGTGACCTATGTACGCCCCAATAATATCCCGGACCATTGAGCCGGAGAGGGGGCGCCCCGCCTCCTCTCCGTCCAGCACGTTAAAGCTCTCTTCAAGGTCGGAAATGGCCACGGTCACATCGAACGCCTGTCCATTGATTTTACAGTAATTCATTTCGCGTAATCTCCTTATGCAAGTGCGGCGCCGAAACGCCGCGCGACCTTACGCTGATTACGGTAGATCACTTCCCCGTCAAGCTCGGCGGTTATGTTGAATGTCATATCTCCGTTCCCGGACTCTTCGCGGACAATTCGCCGAATAAGGCTCTCAGGCGCTTCGATGTTGTTGCCGGATTTCTGATCGCCCAGCATGGCGAGAAATTGCTGATTAGGTGGGATAACCGCGCCGGTAGCAAGGTATGGAATCTGAGGTATATTAATCAGCTGCACGGAACCGGCGGAGACAACTGTTTTTCCGAGGATCTTGATTGCTCCCCAGCTGAACTTCATCTTGCTGTTGATCCAGCTGATGAACCTATTGAACAGATAAATGCCGCCGTTCACTGCATCTTTGACTTTTTGCACCAGAGCTTGCTTAATGGTGTCAAATTTATTTTTCCAATAGGATACAGTAAACTTTGGCGCTACGTTGTTGTCAAACCAGCTCTTGACGCCGTTCCACGCACCCGTAAGCCAGCTAATGATGGTGTTCTTATTTATCGCAGCGGTGGTAACAAGAGATGCCGCACCTAATGCAATGAGGGCAATGCCGAGTGGGATGGCCCAGCCAGTACAAACGAGAATGATGCCAAGAACAAGGGCCGCTCCTCCAACGATCAAAAGTATTTTGCTTATTACTTTTGAAATGTTATCCGTTGTACTGGTCCAGCTAACCGCGGCTGCCGCCGCAAGAGAGAGAGCCCCCGCCGCCATGAGCCCAATGCCGAGTGGCAAGGTCTTAGGGCTAGCAAAGGCTAAAACTGCGCCGATTACGATTAATGCTCCGCCGAGTATATAAAGGATCTTTTTTACAACGTCTTTTACGCTGTCAACTGTATGGTCCCAGTTTATTAAGACTGAAGCAACTAGGGCGGCGGCCCCCGCCGCCATGAGCCCAATGCCGAGTGGCAAGGTCTTAGGTGACGCAAGAGCCAGTATCGCGCCGAACGCCAGCAACGCAGTACCAACTACTGCGAATATTTCAGCAATTACTTTTCTTGTGTGGTCAGGGACATTTTCCCAGTTTTCTTTTACTTCGGCGGCGAGCCCCAGAGCTCCGACGGCCATGAGTCCAAGGCCTAGAGGAACATTCGCGCCAGAGAACACAAGAATTGTTCCCAGCGCCAGCAATGCACCGCTTATAATTGTCGTGATTTCATTAACCTTTTTCTTGTATTTTGTAGTGCTAAACTCGTCCAGGCCGCTAAAGTCTGGCGCGATGCCGGACGAGCCGGAACCACCGGCCCCGCTCCCACTTGTGTCGCTTGTAGTCAACTGCTGGATTTCATCAAACGGTGCGAGTGATTTCGTGGCCTCTTTCGCCGCTTTGCCGACGTCTTTAATAGCACTGGTCTGCGCATTAAGCGCCGCTGCCGAGGCCTTTGACTTGTCAAAAGTGGTTCCAAAAAGTGCAGCGACCAGTTCAGCTATCTTTGTTATGACGCCTGCAAGTAGGGTTACAAATCTTGTAAATGCCGGGATAATCACATTTACGAGCGGCTGCGCCAATACAAGCAATGCGGCTTTTAGTTTAGCGATTGCCGCTGTCGCCTCGGGGCTGGATTTAACTACAGTACCTATCCAGTCACGCAATTTTGCGAGCGCCTGCGTAATCACAACGAAAACAAGCGCGCTTCTGACAACTTCCTTTATTCTGGAAGCGAACCTGCCCATACTTTCCCCGGCGCTGTCAACGGCACCCGACATCCGATTTGAGTTGTCGCCGGCTTTGTTGATCTGCTGCGCGACCTCTCCCGCTTTTTCTTTATTGCGGTCAAGTTCAATGGTCGCATTGTTTATATTCGCATCATAACGCTCCACGCGGCCTTGTACGCTGTTCCATTCGGCCTGCAGGCCGTTGACATGTATCTGCTGGTCCTTGATCTCCCCGGAAGAAAACGTCCCGACGGACGCGCTTTGCATTTCGTACAATTTTGCTTTCGCGGAATCAAGCTCCACACCGAGTTGCTGCGCTTGATCGACCATCGGCATACGCTCCGCCTGCGCCTGGTCAATTTTATCTGTCAGTGATGCTATCTTCCGGATGAGCGTGCTGTATTGTCTTTCCAGGTCTTTATTGTCCAGCTCTGTGGAAAAAGTTATGGAACCGTCTTTCAAGAGATCACTTCCTTTGGAAAGTTCTGCGTGACATGTTGAAAATGCTGTGGTATATTTTGGGACAAAGGGATGATTATATGAAAAGCAAATTGAAAAAATGTAAGGCGTGTGGTGCTGAAATCGCCAGGAACGCCAACGTATGCCCGAAGTGCGGTGCAAATCTAGTTATGAGAAAGCCAGGCGTTATAATCGGACTTGTTATATGGATCGTTGCTATGTTCTGCATCATGAAAGCGTGCGGCGTTTTTGACAGCTCTAGCTCTCAATCTGACGCTCAAGCTACGTCTTCGGAATCGGTAGAAGCGGCTTCGAATTCGTCCAGCAAAAGCGGGGATATGGTCATTTTGGACTCCAATAATCTGAGGATAACATACACAGGGATTGAACTTACGCAATACCTACCAGGTCAGTCAAATGGATATATGCTTTCCGTCGGGCTGACTATAGAAAACAATTCTGACATGGATATAACGGTGTACCCTCAGAATGCAACCGTAAACGGGATTATGAAGACAGCCGGTTCTGGCGTTCCATTAACCGTTCTTAGCGGAAAAAAGTCCGTAACGAGCTTTTGCTTTGCTAACCTGGACAATACAGGAATAGATTCAGCACAATCTGTAGATCAAGTAAAAGAGGTTGTCTTTCAGCTGTCTATTATGGATAGCAATTCGAATGAAATAGTAAAATCCGATACAATAACCATAAATCCATAACTTTTGCCTTAAGGGCGGCTTATTTTATCCACTGGTTCAGGAGCTCACTTTCCTGCCGGGTGTAATTATCTTTGAAATCGACCAGGTTTTTGTTTTGCAAATACCACTCTTTATCGGATTTATCGAGCGCTTTGCCTTTTGCAAGCTGCTCGCGTATTCTCACGATATTTGCAAACATGCAGTTGCCGCCGATCTCGTAGTATGCAGAGATGAACGTCCACCAGTGCAAGCCGCCAGTATTTGTTTCGAAATCGTACTTCACTGCGCGGATCTCCTGACCGCATACGCGGTTGATCGGGGCAACGATATATTTAAAATCCTGCTCCCAGTCCATCAATTTCGGGGCTTTGCGGTTCTGTTCTTCGTCACCGCAATCGATAAACCAGAAGCATTTCTTAACTGCCTCTTGAAAGTCCTCCGCGGGCATATCATCGACGCCGGGGTAAAAGATAGCCAATACGGCAGCAATTTTATCCGTGTCTTCGAGCTCGTTATCAGACAGGGCAGCGCATATATCCAGCGCCGCCCTGTAATCTGATCGTATTTCGTATTCTGTGCCGTTGACATTGACACTTGTCGGAAGGTCGTACATCATCACGAAATCTCCATCAGGAGGGGCGGTTTAGCCCCTCCTTTATTTGTGATACTTTGCGGTGTATTTCGCAATTCTCGGGTTCGTAAGCTTCTGCTCGCGGGAGAAAGTCGTGTCGATCTCATCCATGACCGCCAGCATAAAGTTCGCCCAGACCGGCAGACCTCCAGCGAGAGCGTACACATTCATGCCACCAAACAAGCTGCTAGAGGCCGGCCCGAAAACGCCGTCGATGGTTTCACGCATCTCCGCGTCCTCTTTTCGAGCAACGTTGAAGATCTCTCTACTGTCTGCGGTTCTTTCGATCTCCGCCTTGTAGCTCTCCTGCTTTTTGTCCAGCATGTCGAACGCGTCGTAGAGCTTCTCAACAAATGCGCTGTCGGTGGGGTTGAACGTTACGACGGCCTTGCCTCCGTTGACGTTGAACTGGATTAGGCCGTCGTCGAAATTGAGTTCTTTTGATTCCATGTCCTACCTCATCACGTCGCCGGAGTGAACGTAACGACGCCGGCGGCAATAGCGGCAGTGCCGGTCGTGCGAGTGCCGCCAAAGGTGACGTCAATCGGCATGCCGACGCTGGTTGAACCGCCGAGTTTTGACGGCTTGATTGCAGTGGAAGGATACCGTTCGGCGAATGCAGCCGTGTCTGCCGTCCCCGCGTAGAGATGCACAAGAAGCACATCCTGGTTGGCCATTGCAGAAACGTCCTGATCCTTAACCGCCGCGTTCCACAGTTTCACCTGCGCCACGTCGCCGGCATCGAGTTCGCAGGGGTCAAAGCCCTGCGTGATCTTCGGCTTTTTGAAGGCGGTGTAGGTGTTCCCGAAAATGTCCGTTTTCGTGTCTTCGCCCCAGTCGTATTCAACGCTGGTGTCTTCGACGCGCTTGCCGATCGGGGACCATACCGGCGTTGCCGTGATGCCGGTGTTTAGATAGAGGACCAAGAGCTCGCGCTCCACGACGGAGCCGGCTGTAGTGTTAAAAGTTAGGTCTGCCATTTAATTTCACCTCATATAAAATTTCTTGAATTGAATGGATAGCTGGACCATATACGTAGCTGTACCTTCGTCGTCGGCGTAATACAGCATGCCGTTCTGCGCGATGATCTTCTCGGTCTTCGGTTCGTCCCCGAATGCCGGAGCCGCGCCGGTAATGCTTTGCTCCTGGACCCACTCCTGGAAGTCAGACACCCAATCGGCGTTGATCGTCGCTTCATCGTCGCCGCCCGGCGGCTTTGCAAAAACGCAGTACAGCCCGAAATTGTATTGGTTCGTGACGGTTGTGTTGCCGAGAATGTCGCGGCTTCGGTTGACCTCAACCAGCCCCGAAGGAAATACGCCGCCGTTCGCCGGGACCTTGTCGGTGTAGTCCACGTGAAGCGCCGACAGGATGTCGTAGCCGCTGTATGTCGCAAGCCATGTTTTCAGTTTTTCAAGCGCTGTCATACTTGCCTCCCGTCAGCGAAGTTCTGCAATTCCTGTGTCATGGCATCTTTTTCAGCAGCCAGTAAACGGCGGTCCCAGAACGGCCCGGCCTGCGGGTTGAAGGTCGTCGTGTAATTGATCGGTCGATTGCTCACAATCTTCGGGACGTGCGGCGCTTTCGTCCAGCTTCGCCACTCACCGTCTTTGTTCAGGAAGCCAGCTGCACCCGTAACTGGGTCGACCATCAACCGCCCGTAGTAAAGGAAGCGAGCATATGGCGCGATGACGTTCACGAACGGCTCAGAAATAGGCGATTGCGCGACCATCAGCTGAATCGTTGCGCCCGATCGGAACGGCATGTACTTCTGGATCCTGCGGATAACATTCGCGGTATGAAATTTCTGAACCGCGCCGCTTTGGTCAAGGCCGTGGTTTTTCAGCATCTTCTTCGGTGGATCAACACGGATTCTCCCGATAATGTTCATCCACCAGCCTCCACGTGGACCTGCGCGCCGTTCCAATACTTCGGGTCGACATACTTGATTACCACCAGCCCAGCCACTTTTGAGGGGATAAAATCGGCCCAGGTGACCGGCTCCGGCCCGGTGCCCAAGTATACTTTGTCGCCATTGGAGAGCACCACAGATGCGCCGGGGATCACCAGCAGGAAGCTGTTCGTCTCGCTGCTGCCCGTCTTGTTGACGTTCTGATTTTTGCGGAAGTCGAGGAACGCCTTATCGTATACGGTCCGCATTACGGTCTTGTCCGCGTTCAAGTGATAGACCGTCACAGTCTGATTGCATTTCGCATAGTTCACCGGGCAATGGGATTGAACGCTCAGCACGTTTCCACCCCCCGATAAGTCTCGTAATACATCAGCGCGCAGCGGTAATACTCCTGCGCCTGGGCCTTCGGGCTAGCATCAACATTACTCTGACCGCTGGACACACTCCCGATGGACGAGCTCTGCGCCGTAGCGATCGCCGTCTCAAAGTAATACATGGCGTCTGCAATGGAGCAGATCGCCATGTTCTCACTGCCGTCGTTGATTGCAGTCATGGAGTAACGCCGCTCGAGCTGCGCGAGCTTTTCAGCGGCGCGTAAAGCCAGGCGAGGAAAGCTGGCTTCTGGGATAGAGCCGCCTAAGTATGCTCCACTGATATAAAATGCGTAATCGACAGCCATAAGCGGCTCCTTTCTTTACTTCTCGGAATTATCGAACGCGTCCGGGTGCTCCTTCTTACAGTGAGCCTTCAACGCGGCTTCCGATTTGAACTCTTTTCCACAATGAGGGCAGGAGAAGCCTTTCGGTTCCTCCTGTTTCGGGGCAACGTCAATCAGCCCAACAATTCTACCCATTGCCAGTCCTCCTTACGAGGCCTTGTAGTGCAGGTAGATGCCAGCGACCTTGTTCTCGTAGGCGTCGGCGATGGCGACCTGACGGTAGCCGAACTTATATCCATCACCGGTCTGGTTGACGTCCGGGGTGATGATCTTCGGTGCGATATGCTTCGGGAACTGGATGACGGCGGGCTTGTGGATGATCATGAAGTTGATATCCTTGCCGTTGGTGGCGTCCTTGATATAGCCGCCGGCCTCCTCGCCGGTAGTGGAGCCGTCGTACTGCGTGATCGCAGTATAGAAACGAGTCTGCGGAATGTCGGTGACGTCCGCGAAGCGCGTCAGGATCTCGCGGCTCTTGGTCGTGTCAAGGTCCTGCACGAGCCCGTGCAGCGTCGGAGTGATGAACAGATGCCGATCCTCCATGGGAACCTCGTCCTCGTCCTGCTTGGTCACAGCGACACGCAGAGCCGCAACAACAGCAGCGCCGTCGGCAAGGGTAGCAGCAGCCGCCACCTTGGAGATGCCGCTGATGCCGGCGTAAGTAGCGAAGCGGAATGCGTCCTCTTCGGGTACGACCTTTGTGCGGATGAACTCGCCGGCCAGACGGCCAAAGGCGATGCCGGCAGTTTCGAGGTTGTCCATCGTGTCAACCGTGAACATACGGCCGCGGTCGAAGTTGCAGACCACGGTCTCATTGGTCAGCGTCACATCGCCGGACACATAGCCGGAGTTGCGGGAATAGTTACCAAGGCCCTGCATGGAGATCTTGGGGACAATCAGCTCATTCGCGTTGGCACCCTGCCGGACCAGATCGGGGCTGCCGTCCAGTTTGGAGGTCAGAGATGCGAGCTTATAGATTTCGTCCAGAATCGGGACGAACTGGGTCGCAAGCGTAATAGCGTTAGGCATAGTTTAAATTCCTTTCTTTCATTCGATTTTCAGTCCCGCGGCCGCGCGAATCGCGCTAACCTCGGGCGTGTATTTTGTGCCCCCTGTGGGCTGTGTGCCGGTCCCAGGCGCATACGGAGGCGGCATCTGATCACTGTCGAACAGATAGCCGTTATCCTTTTTCAGCGCCTCCAGCGCGGTCTTAATATCGTTTTCCTGGTTCTTGCTGGTTTTGAGGGTATCCACGTCCATCAGGGCGCGGATTGCCTTAGCGTTCTTGCCTTTGGCCGCAGACACCGCGCCGGATAGGAGTCCGTCAAACTGCATATCAGCAATCTTGGCGGCTGCGTCCGTCTCGGCTTTTTCGGCCTTTGCCTTCCAGTCGTCGGCGGCTTTCTTGATGCCGTCGATGTCCATAGCCTTGAAGCCCTCAATCGTCTTGTTGGCGTCTGTGAGCTGCGTTTTCAGCCCGTCGTAGTCCGCAAACTTTGACTTTGTGGCTTCGATGTCCTTGCCGTTCTCGGCCATGACTTTGTCGATCTGTTCGTCAGTCAGACCAAGGGTTTTGAGTTCTTCGCGTTTCATATAACCTCATTCCGCTATGCTTTTTTACGGTGGTTGCTTCACCTGCGGTGCGCCCTTATTACGCCCGGCGCGGGGCAAAAATGGTATAACAAAAGCGCCCGTTAAGGCGCTTGGCTATCGGTTATTCATGCCGCCAGTTTGAAAATTTCTTGCCGTTCGTTCTGCATCGGCAGTCCCGCGATCTTTGAGAACCGCGTGTACGTGTCTCGTAAGACCGTCAGGCGCGTTTTTGCTGTCTGCGCCTGTTCCATATCGCCGGAAGCGTTTGCCACCAGCAAGCGACGCTTTTGGAGCCGTATGGAACGCTCCAGGTCCCGCTGCCGCTGTGTTGCTTCATACAGCATGTAATGCTTCCCTTGATAATCAATGCCGTCTGCGTTGCTGGCGGCGAACTGGTCAAGCTGTTCTTTTGTGTACTGCGGCTGACTGATGCCCAGGATAATCGGAAACGCCATATGTCCGCAGTTGAGCGTTCCGATGCGACGCAAAAGGCCGTTGTTCAGTGCCGTGTAATCCGCGTCGCTGTATTGCCTGCCTTGAATCAATGCATGATCCGGTGCCGGTGCAGCGTGTGCGGATATCTCCCAGCCGTTCGCACCGAGTTCATCATGGTTGTACTGACTGATCTGCTCAGACATAAGCCCGATTCCGCCCATGATATTGCGCCGCGTCGCGGCCTCGATTGACGTATGTATACCGCTCTCGTAATCAATCGTGCGGAGGCCGTATTTCGCAATGTTGGCCGTTGCCTCCCGAACTGCAGTATTGTAATCCGTCGCACCGGTAAACACCTGATCGAATGCGTAATCCATCGTCTTGCGGTAGACATCTTGCAATGGCATGGCGTTTCCGTACGGGTCTACCATACCAAGCGTCTGCGTCAGGTTCGTGAAATCATCCCGCGCGAGCTTGACCGCGGCTGAAACCATCTGCTGGACCGGGAGATTGTCGGCAAATGGAATCGCCGAAGCGGTCGGAAGGTTTTTAATATCGAAGTTATAGCCAGTTTCGGCAGACTGGGTAAGAAGCTTCTTTATGTCGGCGTCGGAAACCTTCAGGATCTCTTTCAGATTCTTCTTGATTTCCCGCTGCGACATTCCGAGTTGCTGAGCACGCCATATCTGGTACGCCGCTGTTGATGTCAGCTGTCCGGCAGCGGCAACACGGCGGGCGATATCGGCCAACAGATACTCCGTCAGCGGGTCAGCGAGCTGTATGACTCTGTCGCGGAGGGCGTCGATCTGTTCAGGCGTGAGCATCGTGTTCGCCCACAACAGAGGCATCAAAGGTTTGCGTGATTTCGATTGTAGGAACCATGCCCGCATTGATCTCTGCGGAAACAAACATGCTCGTTACGCGCATGTTTTCCCCGTCAAGGCTGGCTCCTGTAGAAACTGTACCGCGAACTGTGTCGATTGTAATAATCATTCTTCTCCGCCCCCTTCATTCGTCAGCTGCTTGATTTCCGGCATATATTCAGTTCTGATCTTGTTCAGTTCCGCTTCCGTCTTCGGCATCGGCAAGTCGAAGTACCAGGCAATTGCAATTTCTGGCTTCAGCAATCCAGACGCAACCATGCCCGTCAATTCCGTCCATGTCCTTGCCCGATCAAACAGGACTCCGTCGCCCCAGCCTATCTCGACGTCCTTATCCGGGTTAAGCTGAACCGTGCCAGGCACTTTATACATCTGGCCGAGAATAGAACAGACGCGGAATGCCTCTTTGACGGCATCGCCCCACATGGCTTGGAAGTCCTGAATTGTGAGGTTGTAATCGCCGGCGCTGTTTGTTATTTCCGTCGCGGTCTTATCCGTGTCCTCCACATCGGAGAACAGGCCGCGCTTGAATCCGATCAGCGTTTCGATATTGCGCAAATACTCAGTCTTGCGGGCAAGGAATGACTCATGCCGAAGCTCCGGGGAGAAGATCGTAATACCGACGTCTTCAGGGTTGTCTTCGATGCCAGTGAAAATATGGTCGGTAAACTTTCGCTTCCCAGTGATTGGATCTGTCTTCATCAGGTCATTGCTGATGATGATTCGACTTTCCCCGCGTTCGAACTCACCCGCGAGCTGCTTCTCATTGACGTTGATCAGATGGATTAGGCCGGCTGCAGCAGCATAGACCGCCACGCCGTCCTCCGAGCCGTCCACACAGTTTTCCATAGGCGTTTTGATAGGAATAAGCCCAAGCGACCAAAGCGGCTGCGGGAGTGTTACAACAGGCTGCAGCGCAGCATATTTATCAAGTGACGTCAAAGAAACAGGCGTCCCGATAATTTCCTTTGAGTCCGATCGATACAGGCGATTCTCAATCGTGAGATAGCCATTCGCGTCGATCGTCCTGCGCTCCAGCAGCGTGTAATAATACCCGCCGACCTCGGTACTTTCTTGCGTCCCAATGTCAGTAATGGCGTCCAGCTCATTCCGTCCAAGCGGAATGTAATTGCGGCGCGGAATAACGGAGAATTCAATGCGGCCGTTGACGAATATCGGCTTGAGAAAGCACTCGCCGCCGATCAAGGCCTGCTGCATTGCCTGATCCTTGCGCCGGTCCAGCGCCGCCAGAAGCGCAGACGCAAAGTCATTTTTGCTCTTCGCCTCGTACTCGCTGAATACGGTTTTGGTTAGCTTGTTGACAACCGTATAGGCCATACGCTGGCAAGGGTCTTCCGTGTCCGTCGAAACGCGGTTGTAATACAGCCAATACCAGTCTGTGATAGCGTCCTTCATGTCCTGTGAGGTGATGTCCTTTACGTTGAACGCTTCCTCAAAGTTCTGTATTTTTTTGTTCATCAGAGCAGATAAAACGCTCATTTCTGCACCCCGTTATTGATGATGATTCTGGTCCTCGTCCTGATTGCCGCTTCCATGCCGTTGATGTAGGCCGTCAGGCGTTCGATTTCCTGTTTCTGCGCGGCATTCGCGGCCAGGAGACGGGCGTTTTCTTCCAAGAGCGCATCTTTGCAATAGGCCGGAAGAAAGCGATTAAGCAGCCAGGCTTTAAATTTTCTCATTGTCCTCGTCTCCTCCAAACCTTTTCCATGGCATAGCGTGCACAATCGACGGAATGGTTGTCCACATCTGGATAACCGTCCAGCACCGTGCCGTCCTTGTCGATCTCGTATTCATACTCGGAAAACTCGCGATACGTTTCCGGGCAGCGCTCCGGGTCGATGATGATGGCGTCCAGCGCCTGGAGCCACTTCATGCCATATCGCACGCTGTCGGGCCCCTTGATCGCGCCGCGGCAATACAGTCCATAACTGTTATAGTCACCGACACTTTTCGGTTCCGCACTGTCTGCAGTGATTAAGTCTGCGCCGGTTATCCCGGCGTTGATCAGCATGTCAGCTGTCTCGCGGTTGCCTTTGCGATTTGCCCGGGTCTCCTGGAATATGTACAGCCGGCGCCGGGCGGCGTCGTACTGCATCCGCCCAAAGTGAAACGGATCCGGATAATAACCCCAGTCAATGCCGTTGTAAATGCGGTCGAATGTCTTGATCTGATCGTCTGTGATCGTCTCAGCACGAACGTTTCCGAATACCTCCGTTCCGCTGCCGACGACCTCGCCTAGGTATTCATGCCTGTATGCCGTCGGATTGTGTTCCCGGAGATATTCGGCATCCGCCAGAAACTTCGGCCCGAGCCATTCCGGCGGCGTTGTCAGGTAGCTGCTGTGATGGATCAGCTTACCAGGCTTAGCCTCCAGAACGTATTTGTTCGCCCAGTTCCGTGCCATGGAAGGCGGGTTAAACGACTTAAAGCAAATAGCAGTAGGCCCGCGGAAAATAGACTGTTCAACATTCCGGATCTCCTCCGGTCCATCGAACTGGTCAAGTTCTTCGAAGTGGGCCACGCCAATGTAACCGAACGGGACCTTGATGGATTTCACCTTGCCCGGATCGTCCAGGCCAAAGAACATGATCTTCTGCCCAGTGCGCTTATATGTGATCTCCATGGGAGAAACGGTGCATTTGAATTTGCTGGACAGGCCGAGGGTAGCTATCGCCCAGCAATACTGTGCATAAACAGAATTCCGCAAGGTGTTGCCAACCTTACGGAATATGCAAGCGTGGACCAGCGGATTTTTTATCAGGATCTGCGGAACCTCAACGGAAATGTGGCTGGACTTGCAGGATCCGCGGCCGCCGTCTTCGACGACCTCGGTAATACCGCCAGCTTTGATTGCTCGGTGAACGTCATAAAAGGCAGGCGAGATTATTTCAGACAGCTTACACGTCGTCAATGATCTGCACCTCCTCAGAGGCGTTATCCGTATCCGACTTGTCAAACATGCCAAGGTGCCGCCCAAGCAATTCAAGTGCTTTTAGCTTGTCATATGTCTTAACCTCAACAGCGCCTTTTGCGCCTTTCTTGACCGAAGCGACTGCAGCACGTTTCTCCGGTGTCAAATCGTCCGTCGGCGTCAGCGTAACGCGATTGCGTTTGCCAACCGCCGCAAAGTCGGTCCCGTCGGCCGTTGCAATTTTCAGGAGCTCCGTCAATACAAAGTCTTGGGTGATTTGTGTCCGTTTGACCTGATCTTTTCGACGTTTATCGATATAGGCGATGGCCTCAACTTTTTTCAACAGTCGCTGCCCCATGCTGTAGGCTGTTTTTTCGCTGTATCCGGCCCGGATCGCCGCCTGCGTCGCATTTAGATCTATCAGGTACTCGTCAGCAAATTTCTTTTGCCGCGCTGTCAAATCGGACATTGTCACCACCTCTCTTCAGAAAATGGGGCCAGGCCGGCGCCATACAGGAGGACATGTATGAGCTGTCTTAATCGGCCGGCCTTTTAGCCCCGTCGTGATTGTCTTTCTTTTTCTTTTTCTCCGCCTGATCATACAGGCAGTATGGAAGCGGGCAGTAAGGAACGCCCGTCTGTTTGAAATTGTTGTATGGGCAGTCAATACATTTCATGCCGTCACCTAATAAAACAACCGGGCCATGTACGGTCCGGTTGTTATTCATTTTGTTTGAGATGATTACAGATATTTCTTCATAGAACCATTTCCCCACATCGATCCACGCTACCGATTGTAGACTTCATTTTGAGTGCACAGTCCCAACTTTCAAATCATCTGTAAAAATTTTGCTATGTTCAAAAGGAAGTCATCTCGGCGCCTGTAAAAATCACTCTTGCTCATGTCGATGTTAAAGTACCTGAAAGGACACTTTTTCCCCTCGTTGCAACTCAGGATTATGTACTGGACAAGTTGCTGCCGAAGCATATCACTGGGAATATCGGCCCCGATCATCAGTTTTGCGTTTTCGACTGCCCGCATTTTCTGCGTCTCAGGATAATGTTCGATTGCCTCCAGTTGCGCAAGCTTGTCCTCGACTGGCCGCCCGGTATTGCTCGTATGAGGCATGTATGCCCGCCGTTCCTCGCGCTTATCTCCGTCGCCATGCACATAAGTTACGTAGTTCGCGCCGCCGGCCTCAATCACGTCCTGCCGCTTTGCTATGTACTGCTTCACGCGCCGGTCATAACCACGGACGATCCAAAGGCATTCCTGCTTTATATCCCACGGGAGTTTATCTTTTTTCACTTCGTCACCTTCATTCCCAGCACTGATGCTCGTTCGGCATATCGTCTTTGCCTCTGCAAGCATCAGCATGTACGCAGGTCCGGCAGGTGTGCGGTTCGTGTCGGCATTCTTCGCTACCGCTCAGCCTGGCCTGCAGCCGCGCAGGCCGTACCTACTGCAAGACCAATGGCTGCGCCGCCAGTGCGGCGAGGATTAACCAAGTCCAGCTAATCATAA